AAAATACAGTTCCATCTTCCAAAGCTTCAATTTCGTGCCATTCATTGGCAACTAAACTAACTGGTTGAGATGATGGAGTAATAATTACTTCCCGATTTTCTTTGCGAATTATGCAAGATCCAGCACAACAAACTGTGGCGTGGGAGAACAAATGATTATGTTTAGGCAAGCCTTCACCTTTATTAACATGCCAAACAGCAATGGATCCAGCATCGTATTCAAAACTATGTGTTGGTTCTTTATTGATAACCATTTAAATCACCATTGTTCCATGAGTTTTTGGTTGATTTTGAACAGCCTGCGCTTGTTGCATTTCTATTTGCGCCGCTGCTTCAAGCTTATTTTTTTCATACTGTTCATTAAATACAGAAATACAAGATTCTGCCCAATCCGGTAAAACATTAATTACTTCAATATTTGAGCCATCGGAAAATTGAATCCAACCAATGTTTGTTTTCCATTGCAAAGAATGAACATTTTCTAAAATTCCTGTATCCGAAAAATCAAGATCGGTTAACACACCGCCATCTAAATAGACTGCCTTATCTTGAGCAATAATTGTTAAATTCATTATACGTTTACCCAATTTGCTTTTGGAATAGTAGGCCAAGAAATATTACCAGCTACAGGATTAATTACATATTGTCTTACTTGATTTCTATAAACAACATAATCAGCGGGATTACTTAAATACGGATTTGATTTTGTTGCATCGCTAACATCGGCAATGGTTGCCCAATCGGTTTGATACAGCAAATTTCTAGCAGTTATTTTGTTTTGGTCTGCAGTAGGCGGAGTTGGTGCTGGCGGTGGTTGATGTGCAGCATCATAGGCAACCTGCCACGCTGCGAGTGCATTGTTTGTCCAGTCAGGAAGAACTGTAATATCTTCGTTTGGTTGTGATCCATTGACAAATTCAATAGAACCAGCAGTATCAAGCCACTGAATTGCATGAACATCTGATGGTGTTCCATCCCATGTTAAAGCTGAATAACATTGATTATCTTTGCAAACTTTTCCATCAATCGGAATAATAGTTAATTTCATTCATTTTCTCCAATTAATCTTGGTTCGTTAACTGAAACTGTACTTATTTTTGCAGTTTCTCTTAATAATTTTTGAGAAGCTTCATTAGCTTTTACCATTTCATTTCTAAAACTTTCCACAGCAGCACCAGTCTGTCTTTCCATTTGACTATGCTCAACAAGCAACATGGGCAACCAAGCTACAGAACAACCCCATTCATCAAGCTGTTTTCCAGTATTTGGATTAGTTCCTTGAAGTTGAATAAACCAAGCACAATCAAATAGTTTGCATGGCTCAAATTTATTGAGCGGGCAATTCATTTTGGTTTCTACTTTCACTTTTTCCCCTTTAGTTTTTAGTTGCAATAATATGGTCTACATATTGTACTGCTAAGTTAATTGCAGTACCGCTAAATGTTGGTTGTGTAAATCCATGACTATGTGCTGAGTTGCAACCGGTAGAATACGTATTAAGGTAGCATGTTCTTTGCTGATAACTACCGCCACCAGCCAAAAAGCCTCCGGCTCCGCACAACTGTACGCAAGTATAGGTATGTGCATGACTTGCTAGTTGACTTGTGCTTAATGCTGTTGCGCTTACGGCACCCCCTGAATTTGTCCCACTAACCGATTGTGATTTAAATGCATTTGTAAAAGCAACAGAACCTCCATTAGAGGCTGAACCGCCCACAACACGAATCGTATAGTCATTAAAAGATGTTACTTTTGTCCAACCAGTAGGAGCAGCGGTTTGTGCAAACAACATTGCCGATCCAGCGGCAATTGGCGAGGGGGAATTATATGTAAAGGATTGGCTAGGGAAAGACATTTTTAATTCTTAGTTGCAATAATGGTATCTACATATTGAACCGCTAAATTAATTGGTGTTCCACTAAATGTTGGCTGTGTAAATCCGTGGCTGTGTGAAGCATTACATCCTGTAGAATATGTAGTAAGGTAAAGAGTTTCTTGTTGATAACTACCGCCGCCTCCTAAAAATCCGCCGGCACCACATAGTTGAACACAGGTATAAGTATGAGCATGGCTTGCTAACTGACCGGTACTAATTGATGTTGCTGAAACCGCTCCGCCAGAGTTTGTTCCGGACACCGATTGAGAGGCAAATGCAGTTGTGAAGGCAACGCTACCCCCAGTTCCTGCACTGCCGCTTACAATACGAACCGCATGGTTTGTATATGATGTTACCTTAGTCCAACCTGTAGGCGCATTAGTTTGCTGAAAAAGCATGTTCGATCCCGCCGGAATGGGGGATGGAGAGTTATACGTAAAGGATTGACTAGGAAACGTCATTAGTATTGTCCACCAAAAGCGATTACGTTGAAGTCTGCGCTAGTAGTTCCAACCTGTTCAGAGATATATAACTGATATGTTGGAGGCAATACTAAGTTACTAAATGATGTTGTTGAAGTAAATGCCACAGTTGTTGTGCTTGGGGTGATAGCAGTTACAGCAAGTTCAGCATATAAGAATGAAGTTGTGCCATTATAAATCCAAACATCAATAATATTAGCTACGGTTGTGCCTTTAGCCTGAATGGTAATTGCGTCAATTCTTGTGCCATTAGTTGACGTAGTGGTAAGTTGAACTAAACCAGTTGTACCTGTGATATTAGCACGAGAAGTAATAGCCGTTGCTGAAGTTAAAGTAGCAATACCGACAATAGGTGTTACTGGAAAAATAGGTGCAATGTTGGCTGCCATTTATAGAAATCCTCCATAATTTTGTTGCGCTACAATTGAATAAGAAAGTGGTACTGCTTCTGAAGGATAATCAACCCACACGTTTACTGTACCCGGAAAAGTAACTGCGCTTCCAGAGTTGCTAGAAGACAAAATAGTATTACGAGTCAACAGAGTTGTTGATAAAGTATAAGTACCAACACCAACCTCCCAATTGGTGCCATCACTTGCAGTATAGTACGTAGCATTTCCATCTCCTATGACAGAAAATGCTTGAAAGCCAACAGGAGTTCCCGTTAGACTAAAGCTAACAGTAGTGTTGGCTGTTCCAGACTGCTGAACTCTATCGGCTAAAACAAAAGCCATAAAAGGCTCCTAATTAAGACGTTGCAGTAGTTGTATATGTAACAGCGATTGAGTCACCGTTAGCTACAATTTTTGAACCACCGGTAAATGTTCCAGCACTATACAAAATACCAGCGGTTGTATCTTTGGTAGCAGATGCTGAAGCGCCAGAGTTAATAAAGCAACCAAATACAGTACCAGAACTTGTCATAGCAAATGTCAAAGCACCAGCAGCTTTGGATACAATGTTGCTTGGTGAAGCAGAACCGTTACTTGAGGCTGCGGACCAGTTAGGAGCTTGACGATTTCCGGTGTATGTTGGGTTGTTTGACCCACCAACTTCTTGCCAACCAGTGTGGGAAGAAATGGTATCGGATGCAAAATAGTTTGCAGTAGCAGAGGCACTACCTACTAATCCTAAATAGTTAGCACCAGATGATGTGCCACCACCAGTACCGGTTGCGCCAAAATAGTAATCAAACAAAGCGCCTTTACCAACTGCAGTAACTAAGTTAGGAGCTTTATCTTCCCACTTGAGATTGCCGTTGCTGTCATAGCACTTGACATCATAAAAACCTTGAACTCCCAAAAATTCCTCAGAGCCAGCACCACGAGTTACCGCAGCGGCACTGATATCTCCATAATTCGATTTTTCCATTTAAAACTCCTTAACTAATTGTCAGTACTGCAGTGGTTGATGTTGCCGTTGGGAAAGTAACGGTAAACGTATTTGAGCTGGTAATAGTGCTACCAAAGTTCAAAATAAAGCAAGCCGCCCCAGTGGTGCTATTATAAACTAGCGCACCATTTGCGGAAAGGCTCCCAGACCAAGAAACATTGTTAAATGAGATATAAGCCGTATTATTGGTTGTATCTTGGGTAGGGGGATTAGATATGGTTAAAGCCTGTCCACCAGCCGTATATCCGGGGCCTACAACCTCATTGGTTGAGGTATATGCTGTGGTGGTATTATCGAGGTTGGCATTGCCGTTATAAAGGGCTATTTTGTAGGTATATGGGGAAGTTAAAGTAAAGTTCTCCAAGCCTGACAAAATATTGGCTTTAAATAGGGTAGTTTGTCCTTGAACGATAGGCATTAGGTTTTAACCATAAGTTTAGTTTGACCATCACGGTAAGCATCGCCACGCTCAAGGCCATCGCCAAGACGTTTCAATTCAGCTATAGCTTCTTGATATTTATCTTCGTAATATTTAATAATATCCTGCTCTTGTTTTTGGAAGAGCATAGCTTCGCGCATTGCACCATAAAATAAGACTGGATCGTAGTTATCTCCAAGCCAGCTTTGACCTTGGGCATTATTAACAGTGGCAACTGCAATAGAAAATCCGGAACCAGTTCCACCAATATTTGCCGTAGCCACGCTTAATGAGTCGCCAACCTGATAGAAACTACCACCATTTTGCAGGGTGCATGTGGCAATGTTGCCAGACGAATTGACTAAAATATCAGCAGTTGCGCCATATCCTGAACCGCCGGTTAATGGGACATTTTGATATAAACTGGGACTATATAAGGTACCAGCAGTAAATGTAGCATTAAATGTAGCAACAACGCCTTGAACAATAGAGACTGGATAGTAGAAATAGTGCAATTCCACACTATAAGAAGAGTCAGGGGTTGGTCCAACTATTGCGGTTAATTCATTAATATTAGCAGTAGCAGAGCCAAAAATACCGTAATACTTAGGTAAAGTCCAAGAACTTGAGCCGTTGTTAGGGTACGCTTCGCGGATGAAGTTAACATCTTTGTTAATTAAATAATTGTAATTTCCACTGCTATCAATGACGGCAACAGAATATGTGGAAAGCCAGTCAAACGGCAAAGTTAAATACTGGTTTCCAGATGTCAAATTGCCTAATACATTTTTGCGTAATGATGGAATTTGAACTGAGTTATATATACGCGTTTCAGCCTGTTCAACAAAGAACGGAATGTTAGCCACAAACGTCGTTTCTGACGTCTGGGCATAGGTCTGAATATTGTTATATAACGTTTCGTAGTTCATTTATTACGCCATTGGTCCACGAGCAATACGGCCTTTAGTAGCTGCGCCATTACCGCGAGTTTCTTGTCCGTCTTCTTTGGTTGTGCCTTTACCCCAGCTTACTGCGCTTGCTGGTAATGGATCTTTGATGTTAGCGGTTTTTGCAGACTTTTCAGTAGCATAATCGCCCATTTCCATTACTTCAGTGCCATCAATAATTTTGCCTGCCATAGTATGTGGACGGGCATAATCACTTGCTGGATGGTCATAAGGAGCTTTGCCAGTTTTAATGGCTGGGCTATCCTTTTTGGTAGGTTTTACATTCTTTGCGGTTGCCATATTAACGACCTCTTGAGCTAGACTTTTGATTAGCAACGCGAGCCATATTACGACCCATGCTGCGTAGGTTAGACTGGGTTACACCACCCTTAGCCATTTTCTTAACATCCATTCCGCCCTTTTTGAGCTTGAGCTTGGTGTGCTTGCCGGGATGCTCTTGAGCATCGTGTTCTTTCATGGCTTTTTTGATCTCTTTATCAGCGATCATTTTGTCCATTTTCATATCTGCTTTTGTTGATTCTTTTTCCATCTTTGCCATTTTTTACTCCTACGTTGTCGTAATTGTTACTGAATTAATATTGCCTTTTCCTACTAAATAATTGGGTGTAAGCTTTCTATCGTAACCGCTAGAACCACCTACAGGATACCATCCCCACTGTATAACTCTACTACCGCCTTCTGGATAGCCAGCTTGTTGAGGGCTGTTACCACCACCTTGCTGCGTCTGCAATCCACTTGGACCAGATGCATAATAACTAATATCAGGTCTTGGCTCCCGAACGGCTTGAGGATCATTTACTGGATACAAGCCAAGTTGTAACTGTGGCTGATCCGGATCCCAACATTCAGGGCAAACCTTAATGCTGACTAATTTGGTCTTGATTGTTAGTTTTTTTAATTCTACTAATTTATATCGCTGACCACATCTGTCGCATTCTGCAATACTGTGTTTGCCACTAGCATACTTGGTTGGCATACTTACCTCGCGTAAAACAAGTTGCGCGGTACAAATCTAATTGATACGTCTTCTCTATCTTCTTCAATTGCTTGTTGCAACTGTTCCATATATTCTGCTTTAAGCCCAAGAGCGCGCTGCATATCCATATTTGGCAGCTTCATAGACAAGTAATATGCCAGTCCAGCTACCAAGCAAGTAATCCAGCGGAACGGTATATCTTGAACATATACACCGGTACCAGAATCTTGAACCCGTCTCATACGCCAATAAACGAGCGTATACGGCGTTCCATTGTCTGGGGTAGGCCACACTGCCAAGCTTGGTAATTGCTGGTCGTAAATGGCCACTCCGACGTTATGTGACGCTGCCGTAGTATTGTACTGGCCTCGGTAGCAGTTTAAAAGCTGATTTCCTGAGATATTGACGTATCCAATAATTTCGTTGTCAATCTGGATAAATCCAGTAGACCGCATATTAAAGGTAGAACTTAGGGTAATAGTAGTAGCCGATGGGGTCAAAGAAGCCGCCAAAGTTACGCCAGAATAAATATTTGAGTTGCCGGTTTGACGGTTGTACCAAACTTGAATTGGACGACCATAGGTCAGTTTATTTGGAATCGTAGAGTAAGTAGACTCTGAAATACGGTTTAGGTTGATATCTTGCTGATTATTAGCCTGAGAGTTATTGGTACGGGTAACCAAGTCTAAAATATCAATCGTATCAGCGCCAACTGGGTATATAGCTTGGCCATATACCAAAGGAATAGATATTTCCTCTACTGTCCAAAAGTTAATGCCACGGTTAGCCCACTCGATAGTTAGTAGGTTAATAGATCGCTTGGCAGTACGAAGGTCATATCCAGTGCGTAACTGCGAGCCACAACGCTCAAAAGCTTCTTCTACAAGCTCAGTGAGGTCAAGGTTAAATGTAGAATTACCACTGGTATATGCCATTATTTTTTCTTCATGCCTTTAAGGGTTTCAGCCAATCTAGCTCTCTGCCCTAACTTGCCGGGCTTTTTTGCAGCAGCAGCTAGTTTCTTAGCAGGAATAGTCTTGCCTTCCTTAACGCCTAATTCTTTTTTTAATGCACCGGGCTTTTTGATAGCCTTTTGAATCCATTTTTCAGCCATTATTTTTTCCTTGCGGCTCTCATATTATCTACAAGATTTGGGTATGGTCTGCCAGCCGCTTTAGCCATAGCCTTGGCGCTAGCTTTTTTGGCTGGTGATAGCTTCTTAGATTTGCCTAATCCTTTTGGACGTGGCTTATCCCAAACTTCACCGCCTTTAGCAAAAAGGTCAACATCATTCGGATTATCCGTACGATGAATAACCTTTTTCTTGG